ACGTAATAGACAAAAAAGTCTTAGAAGCAATTCTATCTATAACGTAGGTAGCTTTTGGAAACTCTACGGGAGGATTTCCTGCACCTGAATCTCCGGTTCCTCCAACTAGATACTTTTCTAGAGTTGCCCTTCTTGTTACCCGTTTACCTATTAAATCTTGATAGTCGAGCCCTCCAATTGCATCTGAAAAAACACTACCAATGTTAGCAATAGTAATTGTAGGTCTAGAATAAGAGCCATCGGATGCAAAATCAAAACCCTCCATCTCTACAGGAAGTGCGGTATAAGTAACAACGTTTCCAGAGGAATCACGAAACTCTACATCTGTCAAGTCGTCATCAACCCCTGCACAAAATCTTGCGATAGAGCCGGAAGCATATTCTAGCTCGTACAAAAATACATATCCAGAGGATATAGTTTGTTTTTGTACATCTTTTATTAAATCACTCATGCTTCATAAACTCGTCGGAAAGTTGCTGTGCAAGTATAAAAATCATCGTAAGAATAGGTTTGACTATAAGTATCACAAACAACTTTTATTGTTTTTTCAGAGCCACTACTATTAGTATCGGGCACGGTAAAGTTAAATAAAGTAACTCCTGCTTTACTGTCTAAGAAAGCAATAATATCATCAGTTTCTGTTTTTGTTCTATTAGAAAAAGTTAAGTTATAAGTTTCATTCAGATTATTAATACCATCAACGGCCCTTTGCTCATAGCCGTCACCAAAAGCCATTCTACGAACACGGGGTTTTGAAGTTTTTGTAAAACCCTTATCAGGTACACGGGGCGTATTACCCAAATCTGTAAATCCTAATGCCATTATGCTGCTCCATAGGGGCTAAGAATACCCCCCGGTCTTTTTTGTCGCTGTAGCTCATCTTGTACAGCAACAGAGATAACTCTTCCCAGTCGTCTACTTTGATTGTCTCCTGATCCTTCCTCTTGTCTTGTGCTACCGTCTGTTGCAATACTAATACTAATATTATTAGTATTTCCCGCACTGCCTTTTAAATCAACAGGAATCTCTTTTTTATTTGGAAGAGGCACAACTGCTTCTGTGCCATGAAGCGTTACGGGATACCCTGCTTGACGTCCCCTGGCGATTCCTCCAGTTGAGTAACCTTCCATCACTCCTCCATAACGACCACCAATTTGGCCTGTAGGAGGCTGGGCTACGCCACCCATGCTAAATCCCATACTGGATAAAGCTCTAAAAACTAACATCTTTACAATCATTTGAGCAATAGATTTTAGTACTGATACAGCAAAATCTGCAAAAGCTTGCTTTGCTGACTTAGTACCATCTATAATACTCATAAGGCCGCTTTCCATACCACTCTGTATGCTATTAACGACACCCTCCAGGCCTGCTTGAATTATTTTTTGCTCTTGCAAAGCCTCTGTTTGGGCATATATTGTTGCTACCTGTTCTGCACTAACTGTTCCCTCTTCTTGTCTAAGTTTTAATATTCTTGCTTCTGCTTCCTCTCTTACAGGATTCAGAGATATTAGACTTGTTTGAAGTCTTTGTTCTTCTAAACGTAGTCTTCCTTTTTCAATATCAATTAGAACTCCATTTTGTTCTATTTCAAGATTTCTTGTGAGCTGTTCGCCCTTAATTTTTAGTAGCTCTATTTGTTTATTAAGATTTTCTATAGCTACGGCATCTGTTACTGCGTCTAACTCAGCTCTACGTGTTTCGGCGGCAAGAATCTTATCGGTTATAATACCCTGTTCAGAGAGTATATTATTTTCTCTTGCAAGACGTTTTTCCCTCCCTATATCAAATAAACTTTTTCCTACAGTTCCTGCACCTGCACTGGTAGCCCTTTCCTGCGATATTCTTGCACGAGCAAGAGCTTGTTCTGCTGCATTTATATCCTTAGTAATTTTTAACCGTTGCTGAGCTGCATTAATTCTAGTGTTCTCAACCGTTGATAGGGCTTCTTGAGTAGTTAGCTCGCTGTTTGCTGCGGTTACTCCGTCTTTCGCAAGCTCTACTGCTCGGGTTGCATTTTTAAACTGCTGAGATTCTTTATCAGGATCTTCTCCCAAAAGCTTAAGAGCTGTTTCAGCACTTATTTGTGCATTTTTTGCTTCAGAAACTTTATTTTCTGCATTTAAAACCTTTATTGCTGTTCTAGCTCGTTGTGCATCAAAAGATTGGCTAACTTTATCTATTGCTGCTGCTTCCTTTCTATTCTTTGTAATATCGGCTATATTTTTTAATTGATTCGCCGCAGCTTGTTGAGCCATATCCAGGCTACCTTGCGTTATGAATACATCCATACCCTGTTGAAAAGATTGTGCATAAAGAGCCTCTATCTCCTTTGCTGCCTTCTTAATAGCCTCCTTATCAGGAGCAGGTACCGTTATAGTTTTACCTTGTAGCTCGTCCTTTGTGCCAAAAAAGTTACCTTCAGTCACTATTTCTTTTGTTTTAAGACCTGCATCCTTGATTATCTTTTCTTGCTGAGCTACGGCGCGCTCAAGCTCCCCTCCATCGGCAGCCGCGGTGCGGACGGTTACCTCAGCCGTTAGTTTCTCCTGAAAAGCAGAAACAAGATTTTCTAAAGGAGCTTGAGGTATATCGTTAATAATCTTATTAATTTCTTGGTTTACAGCTTTTGTTGCATTAGCAAGTGAAGCAGCTGCTGCGCTTGCTTCTGCCATTCCCTTCGCTATCTCTATAAAGTTTTTACCATCTATTTTTTGTACACGAGCTGCTGCAACAAATAACTCCTTAAATTGAGGATTAATTAAAGTAAGTTCTCTCGTAGTTCCCATTAAACTCGCTCTAAGCTCTTTAAAGCGGTCTGAGGTCCTATCCATTGTGGATAATTTATTTATTTGCTTAACTAGACTAGTTACATCAGTATCTCTTACAGCACCTCCAAGTTGCTGAATACGCTCTGTGAGAGTTAATAAGCCACTTTCTCGTGAAAGTTGATTTACATCGGAAAGAAATTCAGTAAGTTCATTATTTTTATCAACTAATCCCTCTACTTCTTTCTTTGCTTTCTTTGCTTGCTCTGACATTGGAAAGAAAGCCTCGTAAGCTGTTTTTCCTAAATCAACGAGCAATAGTGCAAAACCTGCAAAGCCAATAGCCCCAAAGGCAAGATTTACACCTCTAGCAAGAACTTTTGCTGCAGTGGCAATTCTTCCAAAAGATTTTATAGCAAAGAGTTCAATACCTGCTAACGATTTTCTAGCACTTAGTTGCATGCCTTTAAAGCTAAGCTTAACTTGCATCTCATGGCCCTTAAGAACTCTCTCTCTAAGTTTATAGGACGTTTTAAGGTCAGCTACTTGTTGAGCATTCATTCCTTTAAGAATACCTGTTCTGACTTCTGTGCTATTTTTTAGTTGTTTTTCTGCTCCTCTTAATGCTTTTTCTGCTGCTGCTCTGCCTCGATTTGTTGGAGTTGCGTCTCCTCCTGCAAGAAAGCCGGCTGCAGTATTCTGACTTTTTCCTTCAGTAGCTAATGGGGTGCCGCCTGCTAATTTTGCAGATTGTTTATTTAAATCACCTGTTTTCTTACCAAGCAGTGATGCTTTCGCGGATAATCTATCAAAATCTTTTTGTGCAGAATCTGCAAATTTTCTTGCAGCTTTAGCTCCTACATTTGCGCTTTTAGCAAACTCGTCTAAATTTGGAAGAACAGATTTAATTAAAGGAAGGGCTAACAGTCCAAAAACTGCTATAAGAGAATTTACATTAGAAGTAAGAAATTTAAGAACAGGAGTAAGGGAGTTAGCAAGAGTAATTTTTATCTCTTTTAAAACGTCATCAAAAGCCTTTCCAAACTGTGCTACAGCAAAAGCATCTTTGTCGAGTACTTGTGCTATTCTATTAAACTTTCTATCTGCTTCCTCAAGCACAAAGTTAGCTACAGCTTGACTTCTTTCAAACGCAGTTAGCTCTCTACCTACTGCTCCTATTTGATCTTTATAGGCTTTTACTGCAGGATCTAGTCGAAGTATAATACCAAGTTCATCTAATAGTTCAGGTTCCGCTTTTGTTACACCACGGATCAAACGATTAAATGAATCTGTTAAATCTCTTCCAAGTGCGAAAGAAACATTTTTTGCTGCTGTAGATAGTCCCACTAATTGTTTTTCAGTTAATCCAGCTGCGGTACCTATTGCTGTTGCTTGAGCTGCGTCAGCAAACCTTAACTGCCCATCCGTTGCCTCTTGAAGTGCTTTTGTTATTCCAGCATAGTTTGTCCCCATAAGGGCACCAAAAGCTTTTTGTCCTTGAACAAGATTTCTAGTATCGGCTGCTTCTTGTAAGAAACGGAATGCTGCAGTAACAGCAAAAACACGAGCAGCAAGTTCAGCATAGGCGGGAACAATACCACCATTAATGCCTTGTGTCATCTTACTGAAGTTTTTAGTAGTATTTGAGGACATACTTGCAGCACCGCGTAAAGCACGATCTGCATTTTTTGTCTGCTTACTAGAGCCTTCAAGGGCTTTTTCTAGTTTATTAGCATCAACAGCAAGCTTTTTAGTAGTACCCTTATCGTCTACTATTACCTCAATAAATACTTTACGACTCTTTGCCATTACTAACTCTTTGCTTTACGCTCTGCGGCCTTTCTTTTTTGCTCTGCTTTTTCTGCCCGCTCATTTATTACTAAGTTTTCATACACTTTCATGAAAAATATAATATCTTTTTTACCTTCAAATTCATATAAATCAAATAGAAAGTTTGCTGAACTCCAATCTTTTCCTAAATACATTCCGGAAGTCCCATCCCAGCGATCTGATAAAAGATCGAGCATAAAAAATGCCACCTGAACTTCTTGCGGAAATGCAGAAGCCTCCAGCGGCATTTTATTAGGATCAGGCTCTTGTCCTAGTTGTTCACAGAGGCGTAGATATTTATCAACATCTACTTTTTGGCTAGATTGTTTTACAAAACGTTCAAGCAGCGTTAATATCTCAGCTACTTGCGTTGAGTAAAATTTTCTAGCTCACCTACAGTCTCTGTGACCCATGTATCAAAAGAATTTGCATTTTTCATAAGTAACTCTGCATTTTCTTGAGTAAAGGGCAGTTCATCATCAGGATCAAGCTCTCCTATATCTACCAAAAGAAGCTCTTCTAGGTAACGATATTTAAGACCTGACCATCCCTTGAGTACTGCTTTTGTATATTCGACTAAAAACTTTTCATCATCCAATTCTTCAAGTGGTTGATGAGTTTTCTTATCCCATTTAGTTTTTATGCACTTTTTACGAAGTTTAATCAGCTCTTCACGAGCTAAGTAACATAGGTCAACTGACATTCCTGTATAACCTGGAAAATCAACTGAAACAGTCTTACTTGATGTCATAAGACTGGCTAAAGAAACGGGCGTATCGGTCATAAAAAATTCCTCAAAAGGGCGCGACAATTTAATTAAGATATATTCTACTCGACGAGAGAAAAAATGTCAAGAAATATTTTTTGTATG